TAGAGATCACGCGCAATATGTACGGCCGCGTCAAGATCGTGCCGATCTGCGCGGGCGGAGAGATCCCGGACGAGGATATTCTCGCGGACGTTCTGGCGGCTTGCACCGCTGACGACGTGAAGCCGCTCACCGACCACGTGACCGTCGAAGCTCCTGCCGTCGAATATTACGACATCGAGCTCACCTACTACACCACGAAAGCAAACGAGGCCGAAGTGGTCAAGAACGTGGAAGGCACAAACGGCGCAATCGACCGCTATATATTCTGGCAGGGCTCAAGCCTTAACCAAGATATTAACCCGGACGAGCTGCGCAACCTCATAAACAAGCCGGACTGGGAGGAAGGCCTCAAAGGCGCGACGCGCTGCGAGATCGTCAAGCCGGAATATACGGAGCTGTCGAACACGACGCTCGCAAAGTTCTCCGGCAACCTCAAAGTGCAGCACGTTGTAAAAGGTTAAGGAGGCGATCGAATGGCCGGAATGAAATTATCCGAGCTCGACTTCTTGCGCCTCTTGCCCGTCTTTATGCGGGACGACGCGGCCGTGATCGCTCTCAGCTCGGCAATTAATGAGCTCATCGGAGAACCCGGCAAACGTCTCGATACGATCAGGACGTGGGATAAGATCGACGAACTCAACGAAGCGGAATGTGACGAGCTGGCGTGGGAGCTTGACATTGACTGGTACGACTCCGCCGGCATGGGCCTCGCGGAGAAGCGGGAAACGATCAAGTACGCGCAGCAGATCAAGCGCAAGCGCGGCACCAAGTGGGCCGTCGAGCGCCTTATTTCCGCCTACTTCGGCGAGGGCTACGTTGCGGAATGGTACGAGATGGACTCCGCGCCGTATACGTTCTTCGTGCTGACCACCGAGACGGAGATCACGGACGAGAACTTCGCAAAGTTCGTAGAGGCGGCAAACGCGGCCAAGAATGAGCGCTCGCACATAGCGGGCATTTATTACTACTGGCAGCAGGCAGAGGACACGGGCGTCGAGTACGCGCTGGACTCAGGCCTTCACCGCTACGATCATGTAAAATGCGGAACGGTGCACAAAACCGCAACCATAGGCTTCGTAGTGAAGTCCGGCGTTGAAACCGAGCCGGAAGAAAAGGCGCACCTTTACAGCTTCCCGGAGTGCGGCGTCGACGGCGATAAGGCAACGCTGGGAGCGGCAATAGTCGGAACTGCAATAGTCGGCAGGGCCGTAATAAGAAGCTAAAGTCATTCACGAAAGGAAAAAAAAGATGGCATATTTTAGCGAAAATTTCACAAACAACCGCCGGCAGTCATGGCTCCGCTCTATTCACGCCGTTGAGGTGCTGGTAGACGGCAAGTGGCACCGCGGCGTTTTCAATCAGAAAAAGGTCGAGGGCGAAAAGCTCGTAATTATGGCAACATTCCCGAGCCTCGACGCCGTGGCCTGCACTATCGCGGCGTCGCGCCTCATTGACGTGCGCGGCGAAACTGCTGCATATCAGCAGAGAACGATCAAGAAAAACAGCGGGCAGGGCACCATGATCAAGCTCACTATTCCGATTTACGAAGTAATGGCATAAAGGAAGGGAGAAAAGACATGTATAAAAGCACAGAATGGCTCGACAGAGTAAAGGACGCCGAGACCGGGGAAATCATCCAAGAGGGAACCGATCAGAGCGCCGGAAACTTCAACAACATGGAGCACGGCATACTTGACGCGCATATCGCGACCGCGCTTGCAATGATCGCAGCGCACCAGAGCGCTGACTGACAGAAAGGAGCTACAAAATGAGCAAATACAGCTTAACAGAAATGGCAGTTAAAATGTTCTGCCCCGGCAACGTCGTGCAGGTTGACGACGCGGGGCTTCCTTCCGTGCTGGTATGGATCCCGAAGTTCAAGCTCAGCGACGTATTAAATACCGAAGACAACAGCACGCACCCCGCCTTCATAGTAAACGGGAAAGAGATCCCCGGCTTCTACTACTCCAAGTATGAGAACGTCGTCCGTAATGGCAAGGCGTACAGCCTGCCTGCGGAAACGCCACAGAACGCGGTCAACTTCGACAAAGCTCGCGAATATTGTGAGGCTAAAGGCTACGGCTGGCATTTGAGCACGGCAGCGGAATGGGCGGCAATCACGCTCTGGTGTAAAAAGATTGGTACTCTCCCGTATGGCAACAATGACTACGGAAAAGACAAACGTGAAAGCAGCCGCAAGGCAATTCCTGCCATCTACGGTGCCACGGGTAATGTCAATACGGTCGCGACGGGAACCGGCCCATTAACATGGAGCCACGACAAGACGGCTTCTGGAATTTGGGACTTGAACGGAAACCTCGTGGAGCGACTGGGCGGCATCCGGCTTGTATGGGGAGAGCTCCAAATCCTTGCGAATAATGACGCAGCGGATCCAGACAATCCTCAAAACGAGACGAGCACCTGCTGGAAGGCAATCAACGCGGCCGACGGAACTCTGGTGGATCCCGAAAGCAAGACCACGGACACAGCCGTCAAGACGTCCGGCGACACCGTGAAGCTCGACTTCGTAAATAACGCGTGGACATATACGACCGGTATCTCTAACGCTGAAGACATTTCCAGAAGTTGCTTGTTCGCAAATGCAACCTGCGACGGCACAATCGGCGCCGCCACCAAGATGCTGCTTCGAGCTCTGGCGTTTCTGCCGGACGAGGGAGCAAGCAAGGATGACTACGAAAGCAACGGTATGTATTGGAACAACATGAAACCCGAGTGTTGCATTTATCGCGGTGGAAACTGGCCGGGGGGAGTAAGCTCTGGAGTATTCACTGTGTCGGGCGACAACATACGCGCGGCTGTAGGCATCGGCATTGGCTTCCGCTCCGCGTATATCCCAGACCTCGGTTGATAGGAGGACGGACGGATGGAAATCTTATACGCATTCCTCGCTCTCTTGCCTTCGGCGCTGGTGGGCTTTTTCTTCTGGCTTATTAAGCGCGAGATAAGCAACCGAGACAAGAAGCGCGAGGAAGAAGAAAAGAAACGCCGCAAAACAGAGGAAGAGAGGGAAAAACTCCGCGAACAGCAGGAGATCCTTCTCGTGCAGGGCGTGAACGCGGCAATCGCTCTCGGAGAGGCTACGGCCAAAGCCGTGCAGCGCATACCTGACGCACACTGCAACGGCGACATGCACGCCGCGCTGGCGTATGCCGAAAAGGTGAAACATGAGCAGCGGGATTTTCTCACGAAGCAGGGGATCATTCAAATATACGAGTAAGGGAGAGGGAAACAATGAGCGAGCTCAACCTCACGGAGGCGCAAAAGGACGTGCTGATCCGAAAGCTCGTCGCTGATAATAAGAAGCTCCAGCAAGAGATCGAGCAACTACACGCCACCGCAAAGGCAAAGAAAAAGATCGAATTTTCAAAGCTCATATTTGTGGGCGTGAGTGCGCTCACTCTCGCGATCACCGTGTTTTCCTGCTATATAATCTGGTTCACTATGGACACCTCGGCACTGGCCTATCTGATCCCGGCGGTTTTTGCCGAAATGGCAGCCGCGACCGGTTTTTACTACACGAAAGCAAAGACCGAGAACAAGATCAAACTCATGGCAGCGCACGGAGTGAAGCCGGAAGCGGCGGACTTTAACAACTACTAAGGAGGCGCACTGTATGGCACTTCATGGAAAAAACAACGAAGAGAAAATATGGAACTTCCTCAAAAGCAAAGGCTTGAACGACTACGGGGCCGCGGGCCTTATGGGCAATCTTTACGCAGAGAGCGGACTCAACCCTTGCAACCTCCAGAATACATACGAGAGGTCTCTCGGCTTCACAGACGCGGAATACACCGCAGCCGTGGACTCCGGGAAATACTCCGGCTTCGTGCGCGACTGCGGAGGCTACGGCCTCGCACAGTGGACGCATTGGAGCCGCAAGGAAGCGCTGCTCAAGCACGTGAAAGCGCGCGGGGCTTCTATCGGTGATCTGGAGGCACAGCTTGAATACTTGTTTATTGAGCTCGGCCGCAGCTTCGTGGGCGTGCTGGAAACGCTCAAAACGGCCTCCAGCGTCCGGCTGGCTTCGGACGTTGTTCTGCTCAAATTCGAGCGCCCGGCCGATCAGAGCGAAACGGCGAGAGCAAGGCGGGCAAGCTACGGCCAGAAATATTATGACCGATACGCAAAGAAGAACGCGCACCAGATCGCACCCGGCGGGCCTTCCTTCGAGGTGGGCGAAGAGGTCGAGTTCACCGGAAACAAACACTACACGAGCGCGAACAGCGTCGTGGCGCGAAGCTGCAAGCGCGGCAGGGCAAAGATCACACAGATCTATATGCTCGGCCGATCTCGCCACCCGTTCCACCTCGTCAGAACCTCGGGATCCGGCGCGACCGTTCACGGATGGGTAAACGCTGCCGATATTGCCAAGATCTCCGAAACAAAGGCCCCGGCCGAAAGCTGGACGCCGAAGGTAGGCGACACCGTTATTTATAACGGTACCGTAAACTACACGAGCGCAAACGGTACGACGGCAAAGGCCTGCAAGGGCGGCAAGGCAAAGATCACGCAGATCTATATGCCCGGAAAATCCCGCCACCCGTACCACCTCGTCAGAGTCTCAGGATCCGGCGCGACCGTCCACGGATGGGTGAATGCCGGAACATTCACGAAAGCGTGACAATATGGCAGAGCTCTTATTGTGGAGCGCCGTGTTCGCGCTCGTTATTGCCGGCGGCATTTTTCTCATATTTGCCCCGGATCCGGATAATAAAAATTATCCACCATGCGAAACAAACCCGGAGGACTGCAAATATTGCATGTTCCCGTGTGAAAAAAATCAAGAAAGAGGTACAAAGAAATGACCGAATTTTTACAGCAGCTCGCAGCAGCGTGCATTCCGATCCTCTGCCTGCTCATTACAGCCGGCGGTGCCTATCTCATAGCGCTGCTCCGCAAAAAGACCGCCCAGCTCCAGCAGGAGGTCGACAACAAGACCGCCAACAAGTATATCGGCATTGCTTCTGAGGCCGTATCTCAGGCGGTGGCATTCGTCGCGCAGACCTACGTGGACGCTCTCAAAGATGATAATGCATTCACGAAGGATAGACAGCTCGAGGCCTTCACAATGGCAAAAGACAAGGTGCTCCAGATCCTCGGCGATACCGCCATTGACGCACTCAACGAGATCTACGGCGACCTTGACCTCTGGCTCACGACTAAGATCGAGCAGGAGTGCCGCGCACTCAATGCGCCCACGGCTGTTGAGACTGCCGCAGCTGTCGCATACATAGCGGCAACCGTAGACAACAAAACCGAATAAAAGAAAAGCACAAAAAGAACCCGGCGGGAGTATATCCCACCGGGCTTTTTTTGTTCTCCAGCGTCGGAAAACTACCCATTGACGGCGCCCTGACGTTCCCATGATAATCAGGAAAGAGAAGGAGGCAAGAGTATGGAACAACAAGAGGTGCCCGCAGTCATGGCTGTGCTATACTACAAGGATAATAGGTACACCGGAGGGCGTAAGCCGAAGGGCTTCACTGTCAAAAGATCATTCGAGAGATTTATAGACTACAACCCCGGCCGCGTTTTCCCTGACGGTGTGCTGGTTATTCTCCAAGGCGGCGATCACTGCGTCACAACGCTGGGCGCTGCCCGGCGTATGAGCTGGATAATGGAAACAGAATGACAAACGAAAAGTCCGGCGGGAGTATATCCCGCCGGGCTTTTTGTATTTGTTTAACATATCGGCATAAAATCGACTGCTATTTTTTAGCGATATTTCATCTTGAAAAAATACCCACTTTGATAATATAATAATCTTTAACACGTTACGCGGGCTCATTCTTTTGCCCTATGATCTTTATCCCGTAGGCCTTGCGCTTTGCCGATCCTTTTTGCCCATAGCCTCCGAGAGCTTTGTCGATGGCATTCAGGGCGCAATAATGGGAATTATAAATATTATCATCCCCGGGGAGATCGGTCTCCCAGCCGTTATTATATCCTCGAATTGTGTAACCTCTGTACTTAACGGGCTTGTGTAGCTTCGGCGTGCTGTCTTTCCATACTATCCGCATATTTATCAATCCTTCCTTGTTTTTTAGGTCGATATATATCATGGTGGCGACTTAAACGTCGCGCACAACGAAATAGATCTTAAAAATCCGAAGTCTAACCGTCAAAGTGCAGGCTTTTCCGACGAGGAGCGCGGCAAATTCACAGAACTTCTTGAAAGCGGTTTCAAGGACACCTTCCGCTCGCTTTATCCCGACAAGATCGAGTATTCCTGGTGGAGCTATATGTTCTCCGCACGCGCAAAGAACGTAGGGTGGCGTATCGACTACTTTGTTGTATCTGACCGTCTGTTTGAGCGTGTTCGTGACAGCTTCATCCTCACCTCGGTAATGGGCAGCGACCATTGCCCCGTTGGTATTATATTGGAGTAAAAAATGATTTTTGAAAAGGCAATACTTAACGTATACAAAAGCAATATCCGGATCCGTCAGGACGGCAATCCGCTTTTGCATTATTATTCCGCATCGGATTTTCCAGGGCTGCAGCGTACACCCTTTGATTTTGAGGGTAACAATGGACAGAAATTGCAGGGATATTACTACTATTATCCCTCGCCGCGCAAGGACAGACTCATTATTTTCGATCACGGAATGGGCAACGGGCACGTTGCTTATCTGAAGGAGATCGAGCTTATCGCGCGCCGCGGATACACCGTTTTCACATACGATCACACGGGATGCCGTGAGTCGGAGGGTGAGAACATCGTCGGCTTCGCGCAGTCGCTTTGCGACCTTGATTACGCAATAAACGCGCTTCATTCCGCAAAAGAATACGGCGACGCGAAATACACCGTCATCGGTCACAGCTGGGGCGGTTTTGCCGCGCTGAACATTTCCGCGCTCCAGCCAGAGATCGAATCCTGCATCTCGCTTTCGGGATTTATCGGTGTCGAGCGGATGATCGAGCAATTCTTCTCGGGTATCCTCCGATTCTACCGCCCGTCCGTGATGCGTCTTGAGCACGAATCGAATCCGATGTATTCGCTTATCGATGCGCGCAAGAGTCTGAAAAATTCAAAGAGCCGAATCCTTTACATAGCCTCCGACGACGATCCAACCGTCAAAACTACGTATCATTTCGACACACTCCGAAAGACACCGCCCGAAGGAGCAGATATCACATTCCATCTCGTTCACGGCAAGCTGCACAATCCCAATTACTCGGCAAGCGCAGTTGCAGAGCTTACGAAAATGACGACCGCTATGACCGAAGGTATGAAGAAAAAAGCCTTTGAAACAGCCGAAGCTGTCGACGCTTTCCGTACATCCTGGAATTGGGAAAAGATAACCGAGCAGGACGAAGAGCTTTGGAGCAAGGTATTCGACTTCATCGAAGGAGGCAGCAAATAATGACCGAGGCTTCAAAATACGTATTCGATAATTTCCATATCAGAAAAACAAAGAAGCAGAAGGACGGATTTATAGATCATATCTTACAATTCGCCAAGGACAGAGGTTACTCCGCAAAGGTTGAAAAAGGCTCGTTCGGCGCGCGAAATATCGTCATCGGCGATCCCGCAAGTGCAAAAGCTGTCTATACCGCGCACTATGACACATGCCCGCGTCTTCCCTTTCCGAACTTCATCACACCGAAGAATTTCTTCTATTATCTCGTGTATCAGCTCCTCATAACAGTGGTACTGCTTGCCGTGCTTTTCGTGGTGGCATTCGGACTTTCATACGTTACCGACCTTATCTGCGATGCTCTCACAATAGCAGAAGATCTTGCCGATCTCCTCTCCTATTACGCCTGGCTGCTCGGATATTTTCTCTCCTTTTTCCTCTTTATGAGCGGTCCCGCTAACAAGCACACGGCAAACGACAACACATCGGGTGTCATCACTCTTATGGAAATAATGCAGGCACTTCCCGATGAGAAGAAAAACGAGATCGCATTCGTGTTCTTCGACCTTGAAGAAATGGGGCTTTTCGGCTCTTCGGGCTTTGCTTCGAAGCACAAAAAAGAAATGAAGGACAAGCTCCTTCTCAATTTCGACTGCGTTTCGGACGGCAACACCATTCTTTTTGCAGTTAAAAATGCCGCAAAAAAATATATCCCCGCGCTTGAAAGGAGCTTTGTTTCAAACGAGCACTTCACCGTTGACATTGCTTCAAAGGGAGTATTTTATCCCTCCGATCAGGCGAACTTCAAGGCAGGCGTCGGAGTTGCGGCGCTGAATTACTCAAAGAAGCTCCGCGCGCTCTATATGGACAAGATACATACGGCAAAGGACGTTGTTTTCAAAGAGGAAAACATCGAATTTCTCACGTCGGGTGCTATCCGACTTTGCGACGAATTATAATGGAAAAGATATTTTTCAAAGTTAAATTCAACAATTTCCGCGAGGTCTCGGGTTCAGCGGCTAACGAAGTGCTCGACCGCGAAGAATGGGCGGAATGCGAGGCAGTTCTCTGCCTTCCCGATTCCTATTCAAGCGATGGAGATCCGACTCCCCTGATACTTTCCTGTCACGGTGCGGGAAACACTGTGTGTGAAGCAGACGGCAAGATCGGTGGTTCAGCCTATGCCTCGGAATGCATACGCGCGGGTTTTGCCGCACTCGATATCAGCGGCAGCGCGCCGCACGGTCTCACCTTTGGCTGTCCCGAGCACGTTTTTGCGCTCTACAAGGCATATCGCTTTGCCATCAAGAATTATAATCTTTCCGAAAGAGTGTTCATGGCAGGTCATTCGATGGGCGGCGGAACGGCGATAAATTTTGCAAGCACCTTTCCCTCTCTCGTGATCGCGCTTGGAGTTATGAACCCCGGGCTCAGCTTTCACGGCGTACAGATCGGTGATCACGTTTGCCGGAATCCGTGGGACAGAGAATGGGCGGACGGGAGCCGCTACCGCAAGCCCATTGCTCAATGCTTCCGCTTTCCCACCGAAGACTTCTGCACCGATAATACGTCGGGGTTCGAGCCGTACCGTACACGGTCGTTTGTGAATACAGACGGTGAACGCGCCGTCATACCGCCCTGCCCCGTGAAGATATGGCAGGGAGCGGATGATATGACGGTCGACCCCGTTCTTTCACGCGAGTATTATGATTCGATCCGCCGCGCGGGATGCTACGCCGAGCTTCATATTCTCGACGGAGTCGCGCACAAGGTCGTTGACGTGATGAAAAAAGAACTGCTTTTGTGGTTTGAAAGATTTATTTGATCAAATATTGACGCCGACTGCGAAAAAAGTCGGCGTCTTTGTTTTCAAAATCGGTCTTGGGTATTGCAAAATAACCGCAAAGATGTTATAATATGCTTAAATATATAGTATTAACATCAAAGAGGAATGATGATGGACAATAGATTTAAGGTCGCTTTATGTTGCTTGTTCTTGCTTCTGCTGCCAATATTCTGCGCTTGCAGCGGTGAAGCCGAAGCCGACGTCACGACCGAAGCGATCGCGGAAGGAGAGGAAACCGTGTATAAAAATCCCGACGACAACTACGAGGGCACTCTGAAGATCAAAGAAAGCGCGGACGGCAAGAGAGCAACGATCTCTTATATGCTCAACGGTGAAGAGGTTTCATATACCGTTCCGAATAACGCAAACTACAAGTCAGGCGGATTCGCGGCTACCGACGATGTCGGACGGGCGCTTCCCACGTCGCTTACAACGGGAATTTACGGCTCGAACGGCGAGAGATACGTCGGTCTGTTCTATTTTCTCTGGCACGGGGAACACGGGGACGCGGGCGTTTACGATCTTGAAAAGATCAGGGATAAATACGGTGATCTTGCAAAAGACGCGACCGCCAAGGATCCCGAAACTGGCAAGAGCATCTACGGCAACGTCGGAGATATGCATTGGTTTTCCGAGCCTCTTTACGGCTACTATTACGCCAAGGACCAATGGGTCATACGCAAGCATATGGAGCTGCTGTCCAACGCAAACATCGACTTTCTTTATTTTGACGTGACAAACGGCTACATCTACAAGAAAAACGCCCTTGCGGTCATGAAGGTCTGCCATCAGCTCAACGAGCAGGGCTACGATGCCCCGCAGGTGGTATTCTACACGAACTCGAATTCCGCAGAGGTCATGAAGCAGCTTTACAACGAGATATACAAGCCAAACCTCTACCCGGACACGTGGTTTTACGTTGACGGCAAGCCTTGTATCGTCGGCGTAAATGAAGGTAATATCAACGATTTCTTCACGGTCAAATCTGCCCAGTGGCCAAACGAGGCATACAAGGAAAACGGATGGCCTTGGATGGATTTTGAATGGCCGCAGAGAATTTTCAGCGACTCTCTCGGCAATCCGAGCGCAATAAGCGTTTCCATTGCGCAGCACAATAAGTCCGTCACCTTCTCCGATTCCTCACTTTACGGCTACGCCTACAACCGCGGCAGAAGCTTCAACGCCGCAAGCGCTGATAACGCCTCGATGGAGGCATACCGCGCGGCATTTGACGCCGATAATTCCATAACCGCGCTCGGGCTCAATTTTCAGGCTCAATGGGATCGCGCCATTGCCTCGAAGGTACCTTACGTGCTTGTAACGGGATGGAACGAATGGGTCGCACAGCGGCAAAACGGACAGGTACACAGAGGGGACAAGACCTTCGTTCACTTCGTCGACACCGCCTCGATGGAATTCTCGCGCGATGCGGAAATGATGCGCGGAGGCTATTTCGATAATTACTATATGCAGTTGATCTCAAACGTGCAAGCACTCAAGGGATCGGCGCCCGTTATCGTTCAGGATGCAAGAAACCGGATCGATATCGAAGGAGAGTTCGATCAATGGAAAAAGGTAATTGTGTCCTATACCGATCCCGAGGGAGATACCAAAGATCGCTCGTCATTGTCATTCGGAAGCAAGCATCTGCGCGACCGCACGGGCAACAACGATATCGTTGAAGCAAAGATAACAAATGACACCGAAAATCTTTATTTTTACGTCAGATGCGCCGCCGACATTTCCGAGCCTGATACCGAAAGCGCTTGGATGCAGTTGTTCGTCAATACAAATAACAAGGCTGCCGACGGTTGGTACGGCTACGACTTCCTTATCAACGCATCTCCCGTGAGCGCAAGTAAAACGACGGTTGCCGTGTGCTCGTCAAAGGAGGGCGTTCTCGCGCTTACCGAGATCGGCGAGGTGTCTTACAAAGTCGAGGGAAGCGAAATGATGATCTCAGTTCCCCTCCGGATGCTCGGCATTGAAAGCTACAAGGAGATCTATCTCGAATTCAAGTGGGCGGACGCCGACGAGAATACTAAATACACGACCATGGAGGATTTTTATCTCTACGGTGACGTCGCGCCTCTCGGCAGACTCAATTGGATCTATCAGAATTATATTCCCGATGCGGAATAAGGAGTAAAAAATGAAAATCATAGTAGTTGGATGCGGCAAGATCGGCAAAAGCCTGATCGAAAATCTGGTCAACGAAGGCCATGACGTCGCTGCCATAGACAAAGACCCCTCGGTGATCGAAGAGGTCACGAATACATATGACGTTATATGCGTTTGCGGTATCGGAACAGACTGCGAGGTCCTCGCGGAGGCAGGTGCCGCACGCGCAGATATAGTGATCGGGGTCACGGGCTCGGACGAGCTCAATATGCTCACCTGCTATATTGCCAAAACGCTTGGAGCCAAGAATACGGTTGCCCGTATCCGTGACCGCGAGTACAATGACAAAAGTCTGGGCTTTATGATGCAGCAGCTTCAGCTGTCAATGTCGCTGAATCCCGAAATGTCGGCAGCTCACAATATTGCAAATATTCTGAAATTCCCGACAGCGGTAAACATCGATACCTTCGACTCGAACAAATTCGAGATCGTCGAAATGATCCTCGGTGAAAATTCTCCGCTTGCCGGTATGAATATGATCGAGCTGCGCAAGCACAGCCCCGGCAAGTTCCTCATTTGCGCCGTAATGCGTGAAAATGAGGTCATCATACCGGATGGACGCTTTGAGCTGAAATGCGGCGACAGGATCGCGTTTACAGCCGCTCCGAATGAGATAGGTAAGCTTCTTCGCAGCTTTGGACTTATTACGAGAAAAACGAAAAACGTTATGATCCTCGGCGGCGGCAGGATCGCATACTATCTCTCGCAGTCGCTTCTCGCATCGGGTAACAAGGTCACCGTTATCGAAAAGAAAGCCGAAAAATGCGAGGAATTTGCGGAATCACTCCCCGGAGTCACCGTTATCTGCGGCGACGGAGCAAATCAGGATATGCTGATCGAGGAGGGACTCAACCAAACGGACGCATTCGTTGCGCTCACGGGATATGATGAAAACAATATCCTCATTTCCTATTTTGCATCCTCTCAGAAGGTGCCCAAGGTCATTGCCAAGGTAAACCGCCCCGAATTCAACCCGATGGCGGTCAAGCTCGGCATCGACACCCTTATTTCTCCCGTGGGGGCCGTCACCGACGAAATGCTCCGATACGTTCGCGCACTGCAGAATTCCGTCGGCAGTAACGTCGAAAAGCTTTATAAGATCATGGACGGAAAGGCTGAAGCACTCGAATTCAACGTCCGTTCCGATTTCAAGAGCGCCGGAAAAGCTCTCAAGGAGATCCATTTCAAGCAGAACATCCTGATCGCGGGAATCCTCAGAAACCGAAAGCCGATAGTTCCGAGCGGTGACGACGTCATCCTGCCCGGCGACAAGGTTATAGTAATTGCGGCCAATCACCGTCTGTTCGACCTCTCCGATATTATTGCATAGGTGACGTTATGAATCGTAAAATGGTTTTTTACACAGTCGGATACGTTGCATTGGCAGAAACCGCGTTGCTTATGCTTCCCGCACTTGTTGCGCTCATATATCGCGAGATCAGCGGTCTGACGTTTCTCATTTCGGCTGCTATCTCATTCGCAATAGGCTTTGCTCTGATCAAATGCTTCAAGCCGAAAAGCAAGCTTATCTACGCCAAGGAGGGCTTCGCCATCGTCGCCTACACCTGGCTTCTTATGTCCGTGATCGGTGCGCTTCCGTTCTATATCAGCGGACAGATCCCCTCTTACGTGGATGCGTTTTTTGAAACTGTAAGCGGCTTTACCACAACGGGTGCTTCAATACTGACGAACGTCGAGGCGCTTGACCATTGCATGCTCTTTTGGCGCAGCTTTACCCATTGGATCGGAGGCATGGGGATCATCGTTCTTGTAACTGCAGTGCTTCCCAACATCGCCGACAGATCGCTCAACGTCCTCAAAGCAGAAATGCCGGGACCCACGGTCGGTAAGCTTATGCCGCGCTCACGCGACACAGCCAAAACACTTTATTGGATATATCTCGGACTTACCTTAATACTTATTATCCTTCTTGTTGCAGGTAGAATGCCGATATTTGACAGCATCGTTCACGCATTCGGAACGGCGGGAACAGGAGGTTTTGGCATAAAGGCTGACAGCATTGCTTCTTATTCACCCTATCTGCAATGGGTAATAACAATATTTATGTTTCTGTTTGCCATCAACTTCAACCTTTATTACCTGATGCTTGTCGGAAAATTCCGCGCCGCATTCAAAAGCGATGAGCTTTGGTTTTTCATTGCTCTTGTGCTTTTCTGTGTCGGCACAATTACCGTGAACATCATGCCGATTTACGGTAATCTTTCCGAAGCTTTGAGACTTTCCGCATTTCAGGTTTCCTCGATAGTATCCACAACGGGATACGCAACCGCTGACTTCAACCTATGGCCGGGACTTTCCAAAGCCTTGCTCTTGATCCTGATGTTTGTCGGCGGCTGTGCGGGCTCAACCGGCGGAGGATTAAAGGTCGTCAGAGTCGTTATTCTTCTCAAATCGATCAAGAAGGAATTAACAAGACTTTTGCATCCGAGATCCGTCAAGACAGTTATGTCGGAGGGCAAAAGGCTTGACGATGAAGTACTCAGCGGTGTAACGTCATATTTCGCAGTATATACCCTATGCATAATGGTTGTTTTCGTATTGCTCTCCTTTGAGCCTTTCGGATTCGAGACCAATTTCACCGCATCTGTTGCTTGCTTCAACAATATCGGCCCCGGCTTGGCGGATGTCGGTCCCGCCGCAAGCTTTGCGGAATATTCCGCCTTCTCGAAGATAGTTCTCTCATTTGCAATGCTTCTCGGAAGGCTTGAAGTATTCCCGCTGTTGCTCGGACTCAATCCCCTCATCTGGAAAAAAAGCAAATCCAAAACAGTATAATGATGACTAATGAAAGAATTTGGCAGATCGCTCTGCGGCAATCTGCTTACGACTGCAATTGCTCACCCGAGGATTTTCTCCGGGAGGAGCACGTGCTTACCGTCTCGGTAAAGCACCCGAAGGCACGCAAGTATCTGCCCCTTCCGTTCGAATGCGATCTCGTCAGCTACGGCAACAACGTTGTGGCACAAACGAGCGATAGGCTGACCGAAACCGTCCGCGATTATCTGAACAAATACATCGTTGCGCACTCGCTTGAAACACCGAACGTGCACGTTCTCGACGAGATGCTTCTTCCCTATCATCTCAAGGTCTGCTTCACGGCTGTCTATTATCTGCCCGATCTTGACAAGCTCCGCGAATTGCCCTGCCCCTATGAGATGCGGATCCTGCATCAGGAGGACTTTGCGGAGCTTTATCTTCCCGAATGGAGCAACGCTCTTTGCGAAAAGAGAAAGCATCTCGACGTTCTCGGCGTCGGCGCTTATGACAAAGGCAAGCTGGTCGGTCTCGCGGGATGCTCTGCTGACTGCGATGATATGTATCAGATCGGCATCGACGTTCTTCCCGAGTATCGCAGGCAAGGCATCGCCAAAGCGCTGACGAGCAAGCTTGCGCTCGAGATACTGAAGCTCGACAAGGTACCCTTTTATTGCACCGCGTGGTGCAATATCAGATCCGCGCGGAACGCGTTCGCCTGCGGCTTTGCCCCCGCCTGGGCAGAGCTTACCGCGCGCGATATAGATTACGTAAACGAATTTAACAGAGGATTAAAGCTTTAAGGAGAAAAAGGTTATGAAAAAACTCAATCTCGCAATTATCGGACAAGGCAGAAGCGGTAAAAATATTCACGGAAAATATTACCGCAGTAAGGACAACCTTTACTACGACGTAAAATACGTCGTTGACGCGGACGAATTCCGCCGCGGAGTTGCCGAGGAGATATATCCCGGCTGCAAGACGTTTGCCGACTACCACGAGCTTTTCGAGCTCGACGATATCGATCTCGTAGTAAACTCCACTTATTCAGAAATGCACTATCCTATTACAAAGAATCTTCTGCTTCACGGCTTCAACGTACTCGTTGAAAAGCCCTTCGGACGCTCGCGCTACGAATGCGACGAGCTTATCAAGATAGCAAAAGACAAGGGGCTCACCCTCGCGGTCTTCCAACAGACCTTCCTTGCGCCCTTTTATCCCTTTGCATACGATCTTGCAAAGTCGGGCAAGCTCGGCGAGATCAAGCAGATCAGCATTCGCTACAACAATTTTGCCCGCCGTTGGGACTGGCAGACTTTGCAGAAGAAGTGCGCGGGCGGAGTTTACAACACGGGTCCCCACCCGATCGGTCTTGCGCTCGGATTCCTTGATTTCGACGAAAACGCGCGCGTCGTTTACAGCAAGCTCGGCACCGCGCTGACCTTCGGCGACTCGGATGACTTCGCGAAGATCATCATTGATACGCCCAATAAGCCTCTCGTTGATATCGAAGTCACCTCGATCGACGCATATTCAAATTATAACGTCAAGATCCTCGGCACACGCGGATGCTTCAAGTGCACTCCCGCGGCTTATGAGATGACGTATATAGTTGACGGCGAAAACCCCGAAATGACCGTTTCCGAGACCTTCATCAAGAACGATGCGGGTGAGCCTATATACTGCTCTGAAAAGCTCATCAAGCACACCGAGGAGGGCAAATTCACGGGTACTGCGTTCGACGTTGGAACAGCAACGCTCTACGAACAGCTCTACTACAAGATCACCGAAGGCAAGCCGATGACCGTCACGCCCGAAATGGCTGCGGCAGTAATCGGAGTTATCGAAAAAGTACACGCGGACAATCCGCTTCCTCTCAAGTTTTAAGGAGCATGACGATGAAAAAGATAGCTATTCTCGGTTGTGAAAATTCGCACGCCAACGCGTTTTTGAAGTTTATCAAGGAGAATGAAGAGTTCTCCGACATCGAATGCATCGGCGTTTACAGCGTTGACGCGGCGGCTTCGGAAAAGCTTCGCGATACCTTTGGCGTTCCCGTTCTTGAGAATTATGATTCCGCAGTCGGCAAGATAGACGGCCTCGTCATCACCGCACGCCACGGCGGAGATCATTATAAATTCGCAAAGCCCTATATCGAAAGCGGCATTCCGATGTTCATCGACAAGCCG